AAGAGCTAGATATGAGCGCAATGGTAGAAGATTCCTCATGCTTAGCATGTGAAGGATGATGCGAAGGTTAATGTGAGTGAAATATAACAATGGTATAACTGAAATGTGTACTAATGAACCACCCACAGGAACTGACTGGATTAGAGGCCGATTGAAAGGCATCAAAAGAGGAAGTAAAATAGACAATGGCAAATAAATCTGGAAAAATCTGGGGCCAAACTGAGTTGGTTGAAGCTAATGGCTCACTAGAGTTTCATCGTATTGAAACTAAAAGAGGAGGTGTCTGTTCAAAACATCTTCATTCTTTCAAATGGAATGGCTTTTTCGTTGAATCAGGTAAACTTCTGATCCGTGTATGGCAGAATGACTATGGCTTGGTTGACGAGACCATCCTTGGTCCAGGTGATTGGACTAAGGTTAGACCCGGTGTGATGCACCAGTTTGAGTGTCTTGAGGATGCTGTTGCTTTTGAGGTATATTGGGCTGAACTAAATGCTAATGATATTGTACGCGAAACTGTGGGATACACCTCAAATATAACAATCGATGACGATCATAATGTTGTTGACAATCTTACAGTCAAACCATCTATATCTATAACAGATACACAACCAACTTGGGCACCGAACAAACTATGAATCTAACAGAAGAAAGACCTTATTTCAAACCCTTTAACTATCCGTGGGCTTATGATTATTGGCTCCAACATGAACAGTCACATTGGCTTCACTCAGAAATACCGATGATGGAAGATGTAAAAGATTGGAAGAATCGATTGTCACAAGAAGAAAAGTATTTTCTTACACAAATCTTCCGTTTCTTTACACAGTCTGACATTGATGTGGCATCTGGATATGTAAATAACTATCTTCCATATTTTCCGCAACCGGAAGTTCGTATGATGCTTCTTGGTTTTGCAGCAAGAGAAGCATTACACATCGCAGCTTACTCGCATCTGATTGAAACTTTGGGTATGCCTGAGTCTACATACAATGAGTTCTATGAATATGATGCTATGAAAGAAAAACACGAGTACTTCACCTCATTTAACTCTGATTCGATTCCGATTAATGTGGCTGCAACAAGTGCCTTTACGGAAGGTCTTGCATTGTTTTCGTCATTCATTATGTTGTTGAACTTCCCACGTCATGGTAAAATGAAAGGCATGGGTCAGATTGTCACATGGTCAATTGTAGATGAAACAATGCACGCTGAAGGAATGATTCGATTGTTTCGTGAATACGTTGAAGAAAATCGTAAAGTATGGAACGACGAAACAAAAGGTCAAATATATACAATTGCAACAAAGATGGTGGAACTAGAAGATAAGTTTATTGACCTTGCGTTTACAATGGGTCAAATGGAAAATCTGACAGAAGAAGAAGTAAAAACTTATGTTAGATATATAGCAGACAGAAGACTTATTTCAATGGGAATGAAAGGTATATTTAAAGTGAAAAAGAATCCATTACCCTGGGTAGAAGAAATGGTCAACGCACCTATTCACACAAACTTCTTTGAAAATCGTGCAACAGATTATGCCAAAGGTGCTCTGACAGGAAACTGGGACGAAGTATGGGCTACTTAAAACTAGAATAAAGGATAACCTATGTCGAATGACGATCTCATAATACAATCATATAATTGTACCGAATGTGGTGCTATGTTTAAACTACATCACAACGAAATACAAGAATCGAACTATTGTCCATTTTGTGGTGAAAAAACACTAGAAATAGTTGATAAAGATAGTATGCCTTGGGAACCTGATTTTGACGATTCCATTGACGATGAAGAATGGGATTAGAATCCTCCTACGAAAATTCCTGGATCTTCAACAACGGACCCTTCGAAACTGAAAATATAGAAAAGTTCGAAGGGTTCGTTTATTGTATCACGAATAAAATAAATAACAAAAAATATATTGGTAGAAAATACTTTTATAACATTCGAAAAGTAAAAGGTAAAAAGAAACGCGTTCGTTCTGAAAGCGACTGGAAAGAATACTACGGTAGTTCTAAAGTTCTATTGACAGACATAGAAAAATATGATATAATGGACTTTAAACGAGAAATACTATCTCTACACATCACTCGCGGTGATTGTAATTATGAAGAAGTGAAACAACAGTTTTTGAACAATGTCTTAGAAGAAGATGGATGGTACAATGAAACCATCGGTAATTATAGACGAAAGCCGAAACATATAGTAGAGAATAGACAATATGGACGAAGAAATTAACACTGTAGAAAAAACAACACCATCAGAAGGATTTTCTTGGTGGTTAAAATGGTTAGGTAGTATTACTGGCATCATTACTGCCATTTTAAGCGCGTCTAATTTATTTCCATATAATATGTTTACTGGATTGTTTTGTTTCATATGCTGGTCAATTGTTGGTATGATGTGGCAGGATAGAGCACTAATTGTAATGAATATCTTTTTGCTTGGAGTCTATACAATGACACTCGTAAACGAATTCAAAGATATGGTAGCACAATAATGCAACAGAAAACAATAACAATAGAAACACATCAAAATGAAGGAGTGAATCTTTGGGGTGTATCACTGGGTACTGGATATCCATGGTTTGTTGAGTTAGTTATTACACTTATAGTAATGGCTGTTCTATACACCATGAAGAAATATATTGATATTTGGTTTGAGAAACGCAGACAAATCAAAATATCAAAAAAGCATTTAGAAAAGATAAATGCGCAGAAAAAACGAAATAATATTGAGAAAGATATTTGGCGGAATACAAAATGAATATATCAGAAGCTGCACAGAAAAGAGTGGAACTCGTCTTATATGGAGATGGAATGGGACTTGCGCCAAAACCTAACGATAACGTGTTTCGTATAGAAATACAAGGTGGTGGCTGTACCGGATTCAAGTATAACTTTGACATATCTAAACCTGAAGAAGATGATATATACATAGGAGAAAGAGTGGTGGTAGATCCAATGAGCATGATGTATCTCGAAGGTTCTACTTTAGATTTTAAAGACACAATCTTCTCACAATCATTTGTGATAGATAATCCAAATGTGAAAACAACGTGTGGGTGTGGTGAAAGTATAGGATTTTAGGATATGAAATTTGATATTGTTGGTTTAGATAAAAGTGAAAAAGATATATTTGATGAAGTAATGAACAACAACCAAATGTCTCTGAGTGGAAGAGAAGCTATCTATTCATACTTCGGAGATGGTAAAAAATATCTGGAGTGGGGCTCTGGTGGTTCGACTTTGTGGTATGTTAATGAAATAATTAAAAACAAAGTCGATACACAAATCATTAGTGTTGAGCATCATACAGACTGGTATAATAAAGTAAAATCTGCCGTAAATAATCATCTCGCGCCAACAGATGAACAATTCTTGTATCTTCATAAAGAAGCATCATATGCTTCTATAGCCTTTACTACTCCAGATGGTAACATTCCGTTTAATGTAATATCTACTCCATTCGAAGAAGTGACAGCAGGACTAACTGAATATATAAACCCACCAGAAATTGATTTATCTGATATTGATGTCTTTTTAGTGGATGGTCTTGCGCGTGGTGCATGTTTAGCTACAATAAAAATTTTAGTTAAGAAGGACGCTGTTGTATTTTTACATGATATTGACGGTCGAGAATCCTGGTATCAATGGGCTTTAGATCTTTGGGAAAAAGATTACAGCATTGAATATGTCTATCACAATTTAATTAAGTTGGTGCCTAATGATTAATGTAGTATGCGTTAAAACCGGTGATAAGTTTAGCGATGATTATGTACTCAACCTTCAAGAAGGTGTTGCAAAAAACGTTACAGTAGATCACAAATTCTTTTGTTATACTGATAAGCCAGTCCCGGGTGTGAAGTGTCTAGAACTTCCTATGGATCTAGGTGGTTGGTGGAACAAGATGCAATTGTTCAGTCCCGAGACCACAATCAGAAACGGTATCGGGAAGTATGTGTTTCTTGATTTAGATACTATTATCACAAGCAACATAGATTGGTTATTGGATTACGATGGTGAATTTATGGGTATTGAAAATCTCGGAATAAACAATTCGAAGTATGAAGACATTAGGCAATATGTTGGCGTTTTACAATCCGGTGTCTTGGCTTGGGATAGTTTAGAGTGTTCTAAAATATGGGATTTCTTTTTAAAACATAAAAATGAGATCATGAGAAATTTTAGAGGTGATGGTGAGTTTCTACATGCGTTGATAAAATCACCTGATTTACTTCAAAGATTATATCCGGGAAAACTTCGTTCGTATAAGTATGAATGTTACGAAGAAGGATTACCGAAAGACACTTCAATCGTTTGTTTCCATGGCCAACCAAGTATCGAAGAAGCTATAAGTACAACAGTTCAACCTTGGGGTGTAACATATGAACCTCGTGAATGGGTAAAGGAGTATTGGTATAATGATTAATAAACCTTGGGGTTATTATGAAACCTTACACACAGAAGATAAATTCCAAATCAAAAAAATAGTCATAGAAAAAAATCAGTCACCTTATTCAATTCAGTAAGACATAATTGTAAAAAAATAAATACATAATCTTATGAATAAAGTCGTTATTACAGGTCATAAAACCACTATAGCCAAAAATTTTAAATATATAATTTCACTCAAAGGAGTTAATCCGAATAACAAGAACTTTGGCCTACCGCCAATCGAAATAAGAACAGAAGAAATAGATAATCATCTAGATGCAGATAGATATGTCTTTTGTCACGGAGTAATGTATCCAAAAAAATCATATGAATTAACAGATGCGGAAAAAGAAAATAGCATGTATACAAATTTCATTAGTGTAGTTGAAATGTGTGATAAGATAATAGAGTACAATGATAAAGCTAGAATTTGTATAATAAGTTCCTATAGTGCGTTTGTTGGATCATATGATAATACTTACGCATTGAGTAAAGCTTTACTCAATCAATATATTGAAAGAAAGGAGTTAAGAACTCCCAAACAACAGCTTGTGGGAATTGCTCCTTCGGCTATAGAAGATTCTGGTATGACCCAAAGAAGAAAAGATTTAGAAAATGTTAATAAAAAAAGAAAAAATCATCCGATGAAAAGACTTATACAATCATATGAAGTATCCAGATTGATATACACATTGTTATATGAACAACCTTATATTAACAGAACAGTTATTCAGATGCATGGAGGAAATGTTTAATGAATTTTTTTTGGGGTGTATATTCTAAACCAAATTTTGGAGATTTTTTAACACCATTTATATTAAATTTTTTAAAAATAAAAAAATTTAATATGACAAATAACATAGACATATCTGATGCTATGATGATTGGTTCTATAATAAGATTTGCTAGAAATGATATGAAAGTTTTTGGCTCTGGTATCATAGACGCTAATGACAAAATTAATCCCAATGCAGATTATAAATTTGTCAGAGGACCATTAACTAGAAAAAAAATATTGGAATCTGGTGGAAAATGTCCAGAAATATATGGAGATGCTGCAACCATATTACCATTATTTTGTCCAGAGAAAATAAAAAAACATAAAATAGGAATTGTACCTCATTATGTTGATTATGAGTTAATAAACGAAAAATATAAAAATGAATATAAGATTATTAATGTGATTAATAATAATCCTTTGCGGGTAGCTGAAGAAATTTCTGAATGTGAAAAAATTATATCGTCTTCTTTACATGGTATAATAGTCGCTCATTCTTATGGAATTCCTTCCTCATGGGCAAAAAGCGTAAATAAACTTACAGGAGATGATGTAAAGTTTAAAGATTATTTTTCTTCAATAAACTTAGAAGTAAAAAAAGCTTCATCTTATGAGAAACCTATTTTTTTCGATTACACACACTATAATCAAAAACAGTTAATAGATATAGTGAAAGATAATGTTTAAATATATTTTAGATAAAATTGAAAATGCAAAGTTTTCAACAACCCTCTTTAAACATCTTTATTTGGTATAAAAATTATAATAATAAAAAACCATTTATTTGGAAAGATTTCTTATGATAAAATGTGTAATACTTGCGGGAGGTCTAGGTACTAGATTAAGCGAAGAAACAGTATATAAACCAAAACCCATGGTAGAAATAGGAAATAAACCTATATTATGGCACATAATGAAACTTTATTCTTCTTATGGTGTAAACGATTTTATCGTTTGTTGTGGTTACAAAGGAGATTATATAAAAGATTATTTTCTAAATTATCATAGAAAAAATTCCGATATCTATCTAAATTTAAAAAACAATCATATTAAATTTTATAATAATGATATTGAAGATTGGAATATAAATTTAATTGATACTGGATTAGATACAATGACCGGCGGAAGATTGAGAAGAGTGAAAGATTATGTTTCAGAAGATGAATTATTCTGTTTTACTTATGGAGATGGTATCGGAAATATAAATGTAAAAAAATCTATAGAGTATCATAAATCTCATAAAAAATTAGCAACAATGACAACAGCCTTTCCTCCTGGAAGATTTGGTAATCTAGAATTAGAAGGAGATACTATAAAAAAATTTCAAGAAAAATCTGACGGAGACGGTTCGATGATAAATGCTGGGTTTTTTGTATTGTCTCCCAAAGTGATTGGTTATATTGAAAACGATACTACTATTTGGGAAGAAACTCCTTTACGAAATTTAGCAAAAAGAGGAGAACTGAAAGCTTTTAAACATGAAGGATTTTGGAGACCAATGGACACACTACCAGATAAAAATATATTAGAATCTCTATGGCAAACAAACGCACCTTGGAAAAATTGGTAAAGTGAATAGAGATTTTTGGAAAAATAGAAAAGTTTTTATTACTGGTGATAGAGGATTCAAAGGTAGTTGGTTATCTTTATGGTTAAATTATTTAGGAGCAAATGTCTGTGGTTACGGTTTAAATATATCTAAAAATTCAATACATTTGATTAATAATGATATTCAACATAATAATTTTTGCATAACAGACAGAAAAAATCTTTTTAAAACTATAGAAAAATTTCAACCCGAAATAGTTTTTCATTTAGCAGCCCAACCTCTTGTTATAGAATCTTATAAGAATCCTTACGATACATACATGACAAATGTAATAGGTACATTGAATGTTTTAGAAGCATGTAAAAAAAATTCTAGTATTAAAAGTATCGTTAACGTAACTTCAGACAAATGTTATGAAAATAAAGAAATAATTTGGCCATATAGAGAAAATGAAAGAATGGGCGGCCATGATCCCTACAGTAGTAGTAAAGGATGCAGTGAACTATTAAGTAATTCTTTTAGAAAAAGTTATAATATACCCCTAGCTACTACAAGAGCAGGCAATGTTATAGGAGGAGGAGATCTATCTGATAATAGAATTATACCGGATATAATAAGATCCTATACAAAAAAAGAAAAACTTATTATAAGATATCCTGACGCAATAAGACCATGGCAACATGTATTAGAACCTCTATGTGGTTATATGATTTTAGCAGAAAATTTATATAAAAAATCTGAAAAATATTGCGATGCGTGGAATTTTGGGCCCGAAGACGATGATATTAAATCGGTTAAATATATATTAGATTATTGTAAAAAAAATATACTAAACGACTTTACATGGTCGTATGAGAAAGATAGTGTTTTACATGAACACAAACTTTTAAAATTAGACATCAATAAGGCTAAGAATAGTTTGAATTGGTTTCCTAAATGGTCTATAGAAAAATGTTTAGAAAAAACATTTGATTGGTATATCTCTCATATAAACAAAAAGGATATGAAAAAGTTTTCAATCGAACAAATAGAGGAATATATGTATGAATGAAAAAATATCTTATGCCAAAACCGTTTATGGCCAAGAAGAAATTGATGCTGTGGTAAAATGTTTACACGAATCTACACAGATGGGAAAATACAGTAAATTATTTGAAGAAAAAATAGCAAGAATTTTTAAAAAGAAAAAATGCTTATATGTGAATAGTGGATCTAGTGCGTTGCATTTAGGAATAGAATCATTTGATTTTCCTAAAGGATCTGAAGTGATTACACCAGCATTAACATTTGGCACGACTGTCAGTAGTATTGTAAAAAATAATTTAATTCCCGCTTTTGTTGATGTGAAAGAAAGAACTTTTTGTATAGATGAAAATCAAATAGAGTATATGATAACAGATAATACTGTTGCTATATTAGCACCAGATCTTTTAGGAAACATTTGTAATTGGCCTGAAATAAGAAGAATAGCAAATAAGTATAATTTAAAAGTTATACAAGATAGTGCAGATACATTAGGATCTGAAATAAATGGAATATCTACGGGTCAATATTCTGATATGAGCATTACAAGTTTTTATGGTTCTCATATCATAAATTGTGCTGGAAATGGTGGAGCTCTTTGTTTAAATGATGATGAAGTAATAGAACGCGCATTGCTATTGAGAAGCTGGGGAAGATCTTCAAGTCTTTTTGAAGAAAGTGAAAAAATAGAAAATAGATTTAATATTAGTGTAGATAATTTGGAATATGACGCAAAATTCATCTTTTCTTTACCTGGATATAACCTAGAAGGGAATGAAGTTGGTGCATCGTTTGGATTAGTTCAATTACAAAAATTATCCGATAACATGAAACTTCGTCAAGAAAACTTTGATCGACAAATTAATTTCTTTGAGGGATTAGATTTTTTTGTAAACCCAGAGCAAACTAAAAATACTCAAACCGCGTGGTTAGCATTTCCAATACTATTGTCTTCGTTTGCTCCTTTTACTAGAAAGGAGTTTCAAATATACTTAGAAAAAAATGATATACAAACAAGAGTGTGTTTTACTGGTAATATTTTAAGACAACCAATGTCTCAGTTATTTGATAAAAAGATTAATGAAAGTGGATATTCGAATGCGGATAATGTCATGAAAAATTGTGTTCTACTTCCAGTGCATCACGGTATGGCAAATAGTATGTTCATTAGATTACACAAAACAATAGAAAAATTTATTGATCAATACAAATGAATCATCTTAGACAAACAATTCTCTTACATGAAGCCTTAAAAGAACGCGGGTTAAATTATAAGAAATATAGAATTGAAATTAATCATGATTTAGGTTATTCAAAAATAAATGAAATTCGGTTACCTATAATATATCCAGATTCATTTTGGATAGAGGCTAAAAAATTTCATAATAACAAAAAAATAATATCTTTTTATTTCAATGGTCATCCTGGTAATAATAATTCTAGAAAACAGATAATAGAAAATTTTATTGGAAAACAAAATAGTGTCATTAAATTCAACCAGGAAGGAAGAATAGTAGAAAATAAGAATAAAATGAATTATGAATATTTTTTAGATATGTCACGTTCTAAATACACATTGTGTCCACATCAATTAAATTGGCCGGGAGATAAAAATGCGTTATGGACATATCGATTTATAGAATCTATGATGGTAAAATCAGTGCCTATAATTTTTAGAAAAACTCCTCTATGCGAAGATTTCATAGAGGAGTTTTTCTATCAATGGGACGATGATCAATTACCAAAAAAAATAGATCATACAACACTTGAAGAAAATTTTATTAAGGCCAGAAATAAATTTTCTCTTCCAGAAAATTTAAAAGATATTTTATAAACTTCTCAACAAAGCATTCCACTCTTCGATACGAGTGTCCCAATTATATAGATTATCTGCATAGGTCTTGGTGAATTTCAACTTACCTTGCAGACCTTCGTGCCAGAAGTTATCAATGACGATCTTCAATACATTTGCGAATTGATTTGCATGGTAGTTAGTGTCTTCTGACCATGGATAAACAGTCGCAAGACCACCTGTTGTTTCTGGTAATGCACCATAGTTAGGACAAACCACTGCACAACCAGCACTCATAGCTTCAATCGCTGCAATACAAGAAGTCTCCATCCAAATAGACGGATATGCGAAGATGTGAGACTTCTTGAGTGCTTCTCTTACCTCTTCGTTAGAAACAGTACCATGATAGTTAATACCAGGGTGTTGACGACATTGTTCAAAGAGTGGTTCGTATGGTTCGTTTCGTTGCGGCCATCCGTAGATATCAAAACTACTGTATACATCAAGAACAATTCTATCGCCATAAGACTGGTAAAGATGTTCAAATACAGGAACAAGGAGTTCAAGGCCGCGATGTGGTGTAGTATGATAGATTAAACGAATTTGATCTTTTGGTTTCTCATGTTCTTCAAACACTTCAATCGCATTACGAAGAACAATAGACTTATTATAAGGAACACCATGGCCCATATGATAAGTCTGAAACTGGTAGTTAGAAACGAAAACAAGTTTATTGAATCTATCAATAGAACCTTCTTCGCGTAGGTGCATGGCCTCTGGGTCGTTCCAAAGGTCGTGGAGAACTAATACATTTTTCTTGTCGTTACTTATTTCACGCACTCGTGAATGGATAATGTTAAACTCTTCTTTTAGTTCTGGTGAAAGACGAGACATGAGCTCGTCCCTCATTCGTTCAGTACCCCCCTTTGCGTTCGCAGCAGTACCATCAGTTGTAATCGTGTCTGCACCTGTAATCTTAAACTCCATTCTTAACTCCTAATCAGTTTACTTATTCTATGTGTAACTTCCTCAAAGTCTTCTAATCGTATCATGTTTGGCCCATCACTTGGCGCATTGTCTGGATCAGGGTGTACTTCCATGAAGAAGTTCTGGACACCCATACCAGCCGCAGCATAAGCAAGTGACTTCGCATATTCACGATTGCCACCACTTTTTGTACCTTCACCACCTGGTTGTTGTGCGCTATGAGTTGCATCAAATATCAAAGGAACATCATAATTATCCATTATATATTGCATACCAGTAAAGTCAACCACAAGACGATTGTATCCAAATGATGTACCACGTTCTGTAATCCAAACTTCACAATTCGGATTCACATTGCGCACTTTATCTATAATGTTGCCGATATCCCACGGTGCTAAAAACTGACCTTTCTTTATATTAAGAATTTTAGAACATTCCGCAGCTTCTTCAATCAAATCAGTTTGACGACAAAGAAATGCTGGTATCTGAATAACATTCACAACATCAGAGATTTTACTTACTTGTGATACATCATGTACATCGGTAAGTGTTTTATGTCCTTGATATTGCATATCAGCAAAATTTAGTCTAAAATCTTTAAAATCAATTTCACTTCTTATACTTTTATAAGAAGAACGATTGGCTTTATCATATGAAGCTTTGAAGTAATACTCAAATCCGTATTTACTACAAACACGAGAACAGTGGTCCGCAATATTTAAAGATTGTGTGAAGGATTCATAAAGACAAGGACCGGCAATGATTCTCATCCTTTACTCCGCATTTGGATTCATGTCAAAATGTGTGACAGAATCTATACGGAAAGAACGCCATCCTTGCGCATCAATATCCCATACTGCAAGTATCTTTTCGTTTACTTGTTTCTTTGATTCAAACCCAACTTGATTCACCATTCTATCATTTTCTGGTAGAAAAGAATGATTGAGTGTGCAATACATCAGTCGAGTATCACCGTTCACTTTATTAAAGGTGACACGACACACATCTTCCTTTAAGAAGTTTATCATTTCTTCACGATTCATAACAGTACCAAATCCTCTTCATAATTTTCGGGTAGAAATTCCGTATCAATGTGCATAATCTTATATATGTTACGCAAAACATTACGTGGAAGTTCATCAGGAAAAAACATCATCACAACATCCACAATGTCTCTACCTTGTTTAAACTTTTTGTTTTTAAGACATTGTATGATAATGTCTTCAATAAACCTTTGGCGTTTTCGCAAGGCCTGTTTTCTATCCATATAATCAATGTCTTGTTTGGATAAATGCATTAAATAACTCCCGTCAATGATAATGATGTGTATACAATACAACTAAATGATATTATCCCTAAAACAAATAGACTAAGTACAGCAATAGTTCTAGTCACATCATTTTCTTTAATATTATTTTCGTCTAATGTTTCATGAAAAGCTTGTGCGATATCATCCTTTATACTCATTGCAATTTCCAAGAACCATCGGGTTGACGACAAGCTGTACCGTATCCGTTTTGTGTTTTACCGGCAACACTAATACTCGTTTGGTATTCGCGACAATATCTACCAGAACTTGTTTGGTATGTACGTTGAGGTACTACATAACCTTGCGTTCGATTGTTAGGGTTTCGCCAGCGGCGCATTGAACCTGAGCGATTGTGTTCAAGTGCAGTATGAAAAGTTTGTGCATGACGAACTCGGTCAGTCCGGTCAAGCTGTTGACCAATACCACGACCAATCAAAGCACCACCCATAATACCAACAGCAGTAGCGATGGCTCGACCTGAACCACCACCGATTTGTGCACCAACAAGACCACCAAGTGCGGCACCACCAAGAGTGCCGACTGTTTCTCTTTGTCCCATTGATTGGCAACCAACAAGCGTTGCAACCAATGGAAGAATCAATAGTTTCTTCATACTTTATCCTCCAACCTATCTATTTCCTTTTCGACAGGTGATATCATTTTTAATTTTTCTTAGAGCCATTTTATATCACCTTACACCTTCACCTTCTTGAGGGCTTCAACCTCTGCCAAGACCTGAGCTCTAATCATCTTAGAGTTCTTACGCTCACCGTTTTCGGTGATGCGGTTAATATAAGCTTCAACCTCAGTTTTGTTGAAGCCACCAATCTCTGTCTGCCGACGAGCAGCAGCAGTTACACGACGAGCTTTTACATTGCTCTCAAAGTTTTTACGACTAGGCATTATACCTCCTATTTTACGTTGTTTGTAATCCAAGTTTCAGCTTGAGAAACAGTTGAACATCGATTACGATTAAACTCGTAATCAGCGTTTTTCCACATATTTGTGTTAGGAACAGAATATTGGAAGGAATTCAAAGACAATAACTCTTGAATTTCTTTATCATTAAGAGTTGAAATGTATTGTTTTACATCACCATTATACTCTGATTCCAATTCTTCACGAGATATACCAAAAAATGGTCTCACAAGTCTACCCAATAACTGTACGGCGAATTCGATAATAGCGTCTTTGTTGGAATCCGATTTATTTTGTACTCGAAAACAGTGTAAATAACACAAATTATCGATACTTATACCCATATTACCTTTTTGTTTCACCAACAAAATGCAAAGAGGATCTTCCGGATCCTCTAATCTTCCTTTAATTTCTTCATCAGTAGAATTAAGAAAATTTCCGTTGCAAGAATAAATCTTATTACTATCACAAGTCATGCTTGCGAAAACAAACTCGTCATCATTCCAATGATTATGTTTGACATTCAAGTTTCGAATAAAATTGACAACATCACTCATAACAGTATGATTTTTAGAATTATCGTTCGGAACAGTCGACATCATCGTTCTCTTCGTATTCAATTTATTATTGCCATTCACCATAGATTGAATCTGTCGGCCGAATTCTGAAAAAGCATTATTCTCATAAATGTCACGATTAAAATTACCATAAGGATCATATATGTTATATAGATAATTATCTCTCAACCAACATTGATTATCGATTAATAAGTCACTTGGGGGCAATTCGTTGATTATTTCAAACTTCATTTCACGAGAGACTCGAATGTCTCCTCGTTGTTCTGCGTTAACAGTAGCAGTTAAACCAAAAACGTAAGGAGTATATTGAGAAATCTTAGAAACTGTATTGTAGATTACGGCTTCGAAATTTTCGCCATAAGGCCAACCCATATTGTCTTTAGCGTTTTCTGACTCAGAGGTAAATTGTGTGTGACATTCATCACAGAATATCGCAGAAAGAACGCCATATTCTCGACACGCATCAATAACCTTTTTACCAAATCCGTTGATTAATTTTGCTGTTGTCATTACGGCAATGACAGGATCACCATCTTTTAGATAATTCTTTATATCTTCAGGTTTAAATTTATCGTTAATACAGTTTATGATATGAGCACCAGAGTTAATACCACATCTGCTCCAAGCTTTCTTATCTACAATTTCAGTTCTAGGAACTGTGTTAATAACCAACTTAACACCCTTTTCTCGAATGAGATAAGGAATCAGATGATTTTGCGACTGGTATGTTTTACCTTGACCCATATGACCAAGAATAACTTTCATTACACCTGTACTGGTGTAAAACGACGGACCATTAACTTTCTCTTTAAAAGGCTCATAAATGTATTGAAGACGAATATCTCCATTCATTGTCATTTTATTCATTATTTAATTCCTCTACTCACTATTTTACTGTTAGTTCAAAATCACCGTAACCACTGGTACGACCTTCCTGTACATCCACTTCTTCAATATAACCTTTGCGAAAAAGGTACGGAAAAAACATTATGGAATCATTATATTTTCCATCTCGAATATCGTACATTTTTTTACTGTAGATAACAAATGTTAGAAAGTCATGGCCGCCTTGTTCAAACTCTTCATCAAACTCAATACCAATATGAGAAGCCCATTCTTCGACCATCTCTAAAAAATCAAAGTCTTTTAGAACACGATAAAAAGCAACCCATCGGTAATCAGAATACTCACCTTCTGTCCAAACAAGATAGTTTCCAGTTTTTTGATAACGATTCATATAACACCATTAGTTGTTAAAAAATAAAAAGTATATTATACTTCCCACAAAGGTCAGTTTCACTAGAGCCCAGGTAATTTGATCGTTTCTATATGACGGCCAACAATCATTGCAGATCCATGCAATTTTATTTCTGTAATGATTTCTAGCACCTAGTCTAGTAGACTTTGATCTAGACGGATTAAAAGAAGCACCAACACTGTGCCCCGAATTTACAGTTTGATTTGTTTTGTGCATTCTTGTTACAGGATATCTATGATGGCAACTTGTGCATTCCTTTGTCGCTGGACGACCTATAATATAATACCTCAAAAAATTGGTAGGACGGGGAGGATTCGAACCTCCGACCAAAGCTATATAAGAACCCTGCTCTTACCGCTGAGCTACCGTCCCAAAAAGGGAGGCCCGAAGGCCTCCAAGGAGACAACAAGAGAGAAACTATGCAACCTCTGCCATTTCAAGTGCGGTAGTCAAAGCGTTTTCTTTCGTCTTCTTACCAGCACCGAACCAAGAAGAAGTAATACGAGTGTCGTCGGAACGACCAACAATATGATCCATCATATAGGTAACGGTATTGAAAGCCTGCCACCATGTACCTGCTCCATGTACAGCGCCAGGTTGAGTATGAATGATTTCAGCACTCAACTTCGCATTACGAGAGAACTTCCTTTCCTTATGGTTTTTATTAGTAACAAGAGGAAACACACGATCAAAGTATTCCATCAGTGTTTCGTTCTTGTACTTCTTAGAACCAAGAAACTTAGCAGCTTCTTTGTAGGTGTCAAGTTTTTCTTTCGCAACACCAAGAGTTTCTTTCACCAACTCAGCGTCAAATGCACGACGGTGATTTACTTTCACCATACGGTTTGATTCATTACGCAACGAAAGAGTCAACGTGTTATTACACACAACACGAATAGGAGTCATCCGAACATCAATGGTCATACCATAGGTGTGCGGATTTGAGAACAGCAAATACTGTTCGATTATATCTTCCTTGAAGACTTCAAAGGCGTCGTTGACCTTTGCAAGTGCCCAAACACGTCTGCCATCCATAAGAGAACCAGCAGTGTGCATTTCCATATCACCTGACTTTACAAAGTCGTCAAAGAACTCAAAAGCCTCTACGTTTTGTAGTGGGTTCCATTCTTCTCCAACCATATCAAGCACGGTGTTATCTGAAGTGCGAATGAGAGCCTGTTTACCAGGAGCGTGATAGACAGTTTCATCATCATCGCCAAAGAAATACAATTCTTTCTTTTCTACTTCCCAGTTAAGACCAGCTTTCTCAAGCATTTGCTCAGGTGAAAGATCGTTAGGAACACGGGTACCAAGACCGTGCCAAGGAACATTACCGGCATATGCCATTGTTTCTACTTCGTGACTCATAATATATTACCTCTTAATTTCATTAAAATAAATGCCAGTGTTCGCGAATATGAGCGCCGCGTTTCAGGTAAAACGAAATGAAAAAAACCTGGGCGGCGCACGAACACTGGACTTGATTGGTAGTCATGGCCGGACTCGAACCGGCAAGCCCGAGGGCCACAGGTTTTAAGCCTGTTGTGTATACCAATTCCACCACATGACCACATTTTTACTAGCAACCTCTGATTATCGAGTATCATTTCCTAGTGTGTATCCATTATATCACATTCTGAACCGTTTGTCAACCCTTTTTTGGAACTTTTTTAAGTTGATTGCAGATCATGGTACCATTATATCACATCCAGAGTCGGTTGTCAACCCCTTTTTTTAAAATATTTTTAGAGATTATAAGAGACATAAGAGGTTATAAGAGCGTATAAGAAAAATCTCAATGAAATCAATGACTTACGGAGGGGGTTGACATTCTTATTAAAATGTGTTATAATGGTTATATATAAAGAGATGGGTCCTTAGCTCAGATGGTAGAGTGTCGCCCTTACAAGGCGAAAGTCGCAAGTTCGATCCTTGCAGGACCCATCAATTTATAAATAGGTGTGTAAAATGATAAAACTGAAAGGAGGTAAAATGTGAATTTTTTAACAAAAACGGTAGTGGGTATTGGACTGTTAGCAGTAAGTACTGCGGCCATGTCAATACCTATAGAATTTACTGGAGAATACGAGTATCGTGGTAGTGCAAGCTCAAACTTTTTGTCGCCAGGTGATCCGCATAACATTGGTCTGATTGATGCGATTCTTGATCAAGATGTTGATGTTATCGTGGTTGATGGTATTACAGAAGACGAGGAAGTGTTGATTCAATTTCTTTCAACAAATTTCTCGTCCACCGGCGAATATTCTTTTGATTGGTCTGTAACCAGTACAAGTCCAACACCATGGAATGTAGTTGGACTTGCTGTAAAAGCAGGAAACATCAATCATTACTTTAAGTTGGATCCGCATGTACCTGTATCGGCATATGGTTCTTTTGACTTGTTTTCTGAATTGACAGAAGAAAATTTTATGCCCATGGAAATCAAAGGTGTGTCACATATTGATATGTTTGGTGTAAAGAATGGTACTACAATTGCATCAGCACCAACAACTGGTATTCTTACAGCACTTGGTGTTATGGGTATTATTGCTTTTCGTAGGAAGAAATCACACACGAGGTAAAAATCTAATGATTGGTTTGAAAACTCTCGTTTTAAACGCAGACTATCAACCCAAAAATCTACTAAAACTTGAAACAATTCCGGCAGAGCATGCTCTGTCGGATTTTTTTTCGCAAAATTGTACAGTCGTGGATACCTATGATCGTGTAGTTAAGACGATGAAAGTAGAGAATAGGGTAACGATACCATCTGTTATTGTATATAAGAAGATGTATAAAAGACCAGAAACATTACCGTTGCATAAAAAAAATTTGTTATTACGCGATGATTATGAGTGTATTTATTGTGGTATCGCGTTGAATGAAGATATAGTTACATTTGATCATTATGTTCCATCATCAAGTGGCGGTTTGACTGAATGGAATAACATTCTTAGCTCTTGTAAGAAATGTAATTACAATTATGGTAGAACACCGGCGAATAAAAAGAAACCGAAACACAAACCATATTATCCCAGTTATCACAAACTAGCGCATATGAGAAGATATTATGAAATAACAGTGGACCACAAATCGTGGATCCACTGGTTAGGGTCTTGGTACGCGGAGATAAGGATTAAGAACTGACGTATTTTTTACCTATATTATACTTAGAAGCTAACTTCCAATCAGTCTTTTCTTTATGGGATAAAACCTTAATCTTGGATAGAGGAGCTTGCTTATCTTCTATCTGGAGTGGGTCTATCAATTTCACGAGGCCCCATTCTGAAAGAAGACGAGCGATAGTATTTCTTCTTGATATGTCGTCTTCTGTAATATTAAATGGTTTACCATCAAGAGCAAAAAGTTCTTTAAAATGAACGATATAATATCTTTGTCTTTTGTGTAGAATGTGACAACTTTGAAAAAGTGTCATTTTTTCTACACCATCTACAACTTGGAGTTTTCGCGAAGCAATGCCAATGCGTGTAAGTGTTTCCCTGATCTTTAGGAAATCGTCATCTCCGCCGATTTCCACTTCGATCAAATCGTTAATGTCGAAGTTCATTTCACACCACCTTTTTCTAATTTTTTTTTCATTCTATCTAAATCTTCATGATTAAAAAGATCTAGTACCTGTTTTGCCTTTTCGTAACTATAACCATAATATTCAACAATGGTACTCAAATCACCATTCTTTTCAGGTTTAGCCCACTTGGCGAACCTCTTCTTAGGTCTTACTGTATTTATAAAAAACAAGTACTGCAAATCTTTATCTAAATGCGAAAATTGATTCATGGCATTAGCCAACATCAACGTATCATTATGATAAGATAATGCACGATTCGTCATGAAGGGGTTGTAGTCCTTTACAACCACTTCTTTATCATCACTTTCTTCTAGAAGATTTTTACCATTATTAATGCTGTTCACATAATCAAATGGGTTCATTTGAACTCACACTCCATCATAATCTCAGTCAGACAAGCCACAAGATTAATCTCTTGATCAACCACAAATGCACTTTTGTAACCGTAGTCAGCAAGAATTAAAACAAGTCGTGGTATACTCGCAGGCTGCATCACATTACACGACACATCATAGAGTTTGCGAAACATAACAGTAGATTCAATATCAGAATTCTTACCGATCCACTTTCGCATTTCTTTAAAGTTCTTTCTCTTTAGAAAAGAAATAATTTCTTTAAAATTATCATCACTCAGATTTGAAAGAACGCCTACATCAATCACACTACCAGTGGCTGAATATCGTTGAAGTTCATTCAACACCCGACGCCAATCCGGAAAATGTTTCAAAATAAGTTCGGCAATAACACCATCTTTATATTCTACATCGTTTTCTTTTAGAATATTCTGAATACGAACCATAAACTGTTTTGCTAGTTTTGGTTTATCCTTTACGCGTAGATTAAAATCAATCACAGAACATCTTGAATGAAGCGGTTCAATGATACGATTTTTGAAATTACACGTCATAACAAAACCACAATTTTTTGAATACTCTTCCATAAAATTACGAAGCGCTGGTTGAGTAGATTGCGGGTTGAGATAATCAGCCTCATCGAGAATCACATACTTACGATTACCACTAAACGACATGGTAGAAGCAAAGTCGCGAATCTCGGTACGCAAAGTGTCAATGTTGCCGTTCATAGAACCGTTGATAACAATGTATTCAAAATCACATTCTTCTAACATGGCTCGTGCCACTGTAGTTTTACCTACACCAGCACGACCAGTCAGAAGAAGGTTTGGAACATAATTTGATTTTACGAATTCAGAGAATGTGTTTTTTAGGTCCTCTGGTAGAACACAATCGGCAATAGTTCGTGGACGATATCGTTCGCACCACAGTTGATTCACATCAGTCATAATAAATTCCACCAGATAATAATACAAGAAATGATAAAATTAAATGTCAATATAAATGCAATCGTTTTATATTTCAACAAATTGTGTTGTAAAGTATTTATCTGTACTTTCAATATCTCATTTTGTATTTCAATTTTTTTAAGAGTAACTGTGGTAGACTCCCGGAAGTCTTCCCGAAAGTCACCATATTTCTGTTCACTTTCTGTCATTTTATTCTCTTTCTAGAGCTATAAAATACTCCACTTTTTCTGGACGAGAAGACCACTTAGAAATACCCTTATCTGAAATACTTACATTGTAATCAAAGGGCATTACTTTTAGATTATCAGAACGATAAGTGAATGAGTACTCACCTTCATGATCACAAACAAATGATTCAAACCTATTGCCACCAGGATTTTTTATATCGCAAGCCACAAGAGATAATTGATTATCTTTTACTTCGACAACGACATTTGGAAACTGCATGACATTACATGACTGCATTACTTTCTGCATCACATCATTCGTAAGAATGAATGTAACAGTAACATCTTCGCTAGGAAAATTCATTTCTTTTACTGGTGGTGTAGTAATAATATCCCTTTCTACATAACCATACTTAATTTTATTGCGATCATTATGAATTCGCATGTAAGTATCTTTTAAATCAATTTCTGCATTATCGACAAGAGACAGGCAACCAAGAAACTGATTCAAATCATAGATACCAAAGGGTGTTTCGAAATCTTCTTCAACGGTAGCCTTCGCAAGAATTGTTTTGGCAGGAGAAATGGTACGCAATACATTACCCTCATCTACCCAAATCGATTGATTAATACCAGAAAAACTTTTCAAAACATCACAAATTTCATTAGACACTTTCATTTTATACACCTCATTAATTAATGAACAACCATTATATCATATACCATGTAGTAAGTCAACTACTGTTTTATTTTTTGAGAAGGATCTGCCGTTGCACTAGCACCGATTGTTGCAAGATCAATAAGAGATCCACCAAAGAAATAAGAACCCATATGTTGTGTCTTCATCCAAGGACACATCCATACCTTAATACCTGCTTTCCTTGCCCATTGACAGAACATATAATCTTCTGAAAGATAACGTTTTGTGTCTGGATCAATAACACAATCGAAGTAAGCCATAATTTCACGCGTGCCATCGAAGTTAGCAGTACGAACATGATCTGGTTTGTACTTAAACTCTGGATAAGCAGCCTCGTATTTCTCAAAAGCTTTGCGTTGAATCATCATGAATCCAGTACCACCTTCAAGCACTTCTACTGGTTCATTCAAAGCAATCTGTGTTTGTCCTGCTGCAGGATTGAAAACATAATCACCAACATACTTGTTAAGATTTTGTGGATTTTCATCCGCATAACCTTTGTCTACTGCAAGTTTAATCTTCTCCCAAGAAATTGTTTTCTTAGGATAAGGACCACACACAACGTCTTTATCGCTGTCTGGGTCTGCAACAGCAGCCAGTGCGAGAACATCGTTTGGATCAAATCCAATATCACTGTCAATAAACATCAAGTGAGTGAACTTTTCATTACGAAGAAATTCGTCTACACAATAGTTTCTTGCACGAGTAATAAGAGACTCGTTAAACAGATAAAAGAATTCTAATTCAATTCCATAATGCATCGCAAGTTTTGCCAAATCAACACTTGATTTAGTGTATTGACCACCGCACATTGCTCCATACATTGGAGTCGCAACAAAGATTTTTCTCTTTCTCAACTCACCCACATCAATTGATAGTTCCATATTTTCTCCTCAATAATAACTTGGATATTCTTCATTGTAATTATTATAATCTTTTGGTATGTCATAATCATCGCCTAGAGTATAATTTCTACCATACACTAATTCACAATCTTTTTTTCTACTGTAAAGATCATCATGATTTTCATTCCAATATTTAGTATCTAATTCATCATGACTATATATGGCCATCACGGCATAGTGAATTACTTTCATCAAATCTTTACGGAAATCTTCTCTTTTACCTTTCTTACCATATCGTTGCGCGTATTTAAGAATGTTACCTATAAAGAAACCTTCACCATGACCAGCATCCATAATAAACTCTGATGCTTCAATTTTATTGAAGGCGTAATGTTGCGAATATGTATTATCTATATAATCAACAACCTGGCGCAGTATTTTATCTTCATTGTACTTATAGTCAATTTCACTCATTTTAATCATCTTCCATCCAAAATTCCAAAGTATTAACGATAGATTCCTCTGTTTTTTTATCTATATAAATTCCATTTCGTTCAGCAGTTTTAACCCGAAGATTTCTTGATCGGCGTTCATCATCACATATAACACATACACCAAAAGATTTAAGTTCAGATTTATATTCATGATAAAATAGAGATTGTTCTTTTACTTGTCCACAACATTTACACATTTTCTTTCTTATACCCAATTTTCCTGACAAAGTGTTGATTTTGCCTTCGGGCACATATCTTGATTTTGGTATAACACTCATTTTATGAATTTCTCCAAGTTAGGTTCTCTATAATCAGGACCTTTCATTACCTTACCATCTTCGCGATAAATTGGTGTACCATCTGGTCCTAACTTACTCATATTAGAACGATGTACCTCTTTAAAACATTTATCAAGGTTAATACCATACGCATGGCCCGCACCATAAACAACATACAATAAGTCTGTTAGTGCATCGGCAATACCTACCAAATCATTCTTCTCTACAGCTTCACCGAACTCATCAAGTTCTTCTGCGATTAAAGAGTAACGAAGTGTAGAAGTTTCATGATTCACCAGTTTTGGTTTTTTCTCCACATTCTGACCGAAGGCTTTCATGAATTCAGCCACACGCTTAAAATTAGTTTTGAACATCATTTACTCCATAATTTGTAATCAATCTCATACCATAATTGTTATTTACATTTTTCAATTTTTCTTTCACATCTCTTTTATATATGAGTTTATTTTTCTTGAAAGAACCATAATCAACATAATGATGCCATCTACCATATTTCCAAACCACTCTTGCTACATCTGGATGTAAATCAGCTAACATTTTAGATTTATTAATTGTGCCATCACTATTGTATCCAGTCTTTTGAAAATCTCCATTTTCTGAAAACTCTTTGTGATAAAATTCTTCTGTATTACCTCCCTTTACTGTTTGTGTTGCTGATTTACCCTGAAGAAACGCATTGAACTGAATTGTGCAATCACCATCTTTTAATACTCGCAAACAAATATCAGTGTCTTCGTTATATCTACCACGCCAACGATGTTTACAATCGTTTCTAATTAGAAGTGTAGAATATATTCTCGTGTTCTTAACATAAGGTGGATACTTTTGATTTGGTGCAATGAAAAATCTATATTGCAAACCAGAAATAGGAACATTCTCAAATCTTTCTACAAAATCTTCTGCGGCTTTAAATATTGCACCGCTCTCAACTCTTATTCTTACATTCTTATGTAATCTATAGAAGTCTTGAATGTTATCATCAAGAACCCAGTGATACTCATGTCCATTTTCAATTGAATGATCCCAACACCAGTTTCTAGCTCTACCTGGTCCATCACCATGATTACTAAATGGTAATTCTAGTAAAGTCACATAATCTTTAATATTAAATTTGTTTAATGATTCTGCATAATTATCCCAATCTTGTGGTTCAATAGTAATGAAATGTGGTACTTTCATTCTTGCAAGACTTCGTGAAGTCTGCATGGATTCATGACGACCCTTTGATATGATATAGATAGGATGTTTAGGGTTTCTCATAATTATCACTTTTCATTAGAACAAAATATATTACTTACACAATCAAATAACATCCATCATTCCTCTTCTATCCATCTCAACAAAGAGTTTTTAGTTATATCCATTTTAGGATACCACATACTTTTTGTTTTAGGACCAAAATTCATCTCATCATCAACGGATTTATATTTACGACAAAACTCTTCATAGTCTTCTTGACTTCTAAAATGTAGTTGAATTGTTTTGTATGATTGATTCGCGTCATTTTCAAACTCTGGCATTTCTTTCCAGTGTTTTTTCCATGGCTCACCAGTTTCTAGTTCATCAAGTTCTGGAAGAAAATCAGACAAGTCGGAGTTTGATTTTTCTTTTACACCAATTAAACTTTCATATTTCGTGGTTTCTTTTACCATAATACTTGTTCTCCGTCATTATATGCTTACCATTATATCATATTCTCACACACTTGACAAGTGTTTTTTTCGCTTCTTGCGATTATTTAGCGTCTTCTTCCTCTTTGCTTTTTCTAAATGAAACTTACTCATTTTCGTATCAAAAGTAATTCCGTGTAAGTGGTCGTACTCATGTTGCACCACTCTTGCGGTCATACCGTTAAACCTCATAGTCTCTGTAATACCAGTGGCTCCAGTAAAACGCATTCTTATATCTGAAGGTCTTTTAATTTTAAAAGTAATTCCTGGAAATGATAGGCAACCTTCGTCCATTAAAACTAAATCGTCAGAGTAGTGTACGATTCTTGGATTAAAGAACACTAGAATACTCTCTTCCACATCAGGGTTACCTACTGCAAATACAGAATAATTATAACCTATCTGTGGTGCTGCAAGACCAATACCGCGATGTGTGATCATATTATAACGCATTTCTTCAGCTAGATCCATAGGATCTATTGGTGGATTTTCAAAATCAAAAGAAACCGTACTCTGTTTGAGTATTGGATCGGTCATCGGTACCAATTCTTTCAACACACTCATACTCTAAAACTCCTTATACGGATATAATTCTACTTCATACAATTTCCATTGCATTTTTTCTGCAAAGTCAATTGACTCTTGTTCTGTGTCAAACACTATTGGTCTAACATTTGTTGTTGAGCCATTTAGTACCCAACGATACTCTTCATTAGATACTCTTACTTTTATACCGTATTTTTTCATGCGACCATCCTAGAAAAGTTTTTATGTTTCTCAAAGCGAATGATTGAACGCATCTTATCTTGTAGTGACTCACCTTTGTGGGAGATAATAAAGATATTCGTGTCTTGTGCTTCGTTCAATATTTCCATTAAACTTTCAGTCCCTACATTATCAAGCGAACCGTCAAATATTTCATCTAATATTAACAGATTCGTGTGAGAACTATTCTTCATCTTTGCAATACTACGCCAAGTAAGCAACAATGCAAGGTCAAGCCTAGCCTTTTCTCCTTCACTAAATGACGCATAACTAAATTCATCGCGGTGACGAGACTTTATTACTTCATTAAAATTTTCATCAAGTTCAAAGTTAACGAAAAATTCCATCTTTGCAAGATACTTATTAATAAGTTTATTCATCACGGGAACATACTGTTTCACAATTTGTGTTTTAATACCCTTATCTTTCAATAGTTCAGCGGCTACTGTATATAATTCTCTTTGTTTTACTGATTCTTCACGTTGTTTTTCTATCTCTATAATCTTACTTTCGGTTAATTTTAGTTCTTCCAGTGTTGTCATCATATCAATCTTACTTACACTGGATAAATGTTTTTCAAGTTTTCGTATGTAACTATTGTGATTATCAACATCTTTATCGCAACTAAACTTTTCTTCTACAAGAGTTGAGTATTGTTCTTCTAATACTTTCAATTCATCTTTAAACACAGAAGTTTTATCCAACTCGTGTTTTAGTTTTAACATATTTACAGAATATTCTGTTATACTTTCTTGTAGTACCTTTATTTTATTTTCTTTAAACTCCGTGGGTAAAGATTGTTCACAAGACAGACAATTATCATTTACAAGATAAAAATCTCTATCCTTCATTAACTTGTTTTGTTTTGTTTGTATTTGACTTTGATATTTCTCTAGATCAGAAAATCTCTTTAATACACCTTCATATTTATTCCGTTTAGCTTCTTCGTTTTCATTAATCTTAACTAGAATATTATGTTTCTTCAAAGACAATTCATTAATCTGAAGTTTACTTTTTTCAAGTTCGTTCTTAATTTCATTCACTCGTTCTTCGTTTTGACTACGAAGTTCTTTCATATGTTTCTGTTGTAGTGCTCGTTTTTCTTGAACGATTTGAAGTTGATATTTCAAATCGTTCAACAATTCTTTATTTTCCTGTATGCGTGTTTTAAGCAACACATTCATAACAGAAAAGATCTTAATATCAAGAAGGTCTTCAATCACTTCACGACGAGCCTGTGCCGACAGTTGCATGAAAGGAATAAATGTAGAAGAACCAAGAATAACAACTTGTGTGAAAGAAGTATAATTCAGTTTCAGAATATTCTTTTCAAGGTGTTCTTGATAATCTTTTACCGCAGCAGTTTGGCCTAACAAAACATCATTGTAGTAAATTTCAAACTTTGCTGGTTTGATACCACGCAACACACGATACGAGTTAGTACCAATACGAAAGTTTACTTCAACCAAACAATTCTTTTCGTTGATTGAATTAGCTAACTGTGGTTTGTTGATTTTACGAAACGGTTTACCGAATAACGCAAAACACAAGGCGTCAAGCATTGTTGATTTACCGGAACCATTTTCTCCAAGAACAAGTGTGGTTGAACTACGAGACAAATCAATCTGCGTCCAAACATCTCCTGTTGATAGGAAATTTTTAAATTTTATATTTTCAAAGTGTATGATTTTAGTTCACCTTTTTACCACAATCTTTACATATTGTATCTAGCCTTCCGCCTAACTGCTTATATGTACGTTCATGTTTGCATAATTTCTGTTTTATATAGTCTTTAATACTAAAATAAATATAAAGACCTGCTATAAAACTCGATGCAAAAATAAAAATTGCATCACCAATAGTCCATATAAACATTCACCGGCCTAACACCGTATATTAAATATCTATATATCTCACGAATTTTTTCAAAGTGAATCATTCTATATCTAATGACTGTGATTCACTATAAAGTGAAGTGAGTAATGTGTTTAATTGTACCGCATCTACATTTAGACTGGAACTACCCACATACTTACGCATAATTGTCAGTGTATCTTCAGCCTCGTTTACGATTTCTTCATCGTCTATTTCACCAAGATTTTTGTTATCGTCTACGATACTTACATTTGCTGGATTGCATTTATATAGTTTATCTAACATCAAATCAAACCAGTATGGGTTTGATTTGTTCTGTACAATCACTTTTACATAAGTGTTTTCGTAGTTTGTAAAATCTTTTTCTACCACTTCATCCATTGTTTTATCGGTATCATCATAGAATACCTTATAGAACATACGGTATGGATTTTGTATAAACTTTAGATCAAGCGTTTCTGTATCAAACAAATGGAAACCACGAGCATCGTTAAAGTCACCCCAAGTCAGCTCAAATGGATTGCCAAGATACTGAATGTTATTCTTACGCGACTTGTGGTGAAAATGACCTGAACACACCAACTCAAACTTTTCAAATGGCTTGGTGTCCATACCATGATGTTGCACTACACCTTGATGCATTACAAAACCACTCAAGTCAAGATGACCAAACAATACACGAGTATCCGTATTCGCGATATGTTCCATACAATCCGCATAGTTCATATTATGAATCCATGGCATCATCGTAAGCTTCAGATTACCAAAAGAAACATCAGTTGGTTCTGAATAGACCGTGATGTTTTCATATTCTTTAAACAATTGATCTATTGTGTTTAATTCATTGGTATTTCTAAAATATATCGTATGATTACCAACGAGCGAATGTAAATGTATATTACAATCTCTTAGCCGATCAAACCACATTTTTTTCGCAGAATCCAAGGTATTAAAGTTGACAAATTTTCTTCTATCAAAAGTATCACCGAGGTCAATAACAGTGTCAATTTTATTTTCAATTAAAAAAGGAAAAACAACATTGTTATAGAATTTTTCCATATGATCAACAAATACTAAACTATCGTTTCTAGCACCAAAATGTTGATCAGTAATCAAAGCTATTTTCATAAAAAATACCAAGCCTTATTTCTAATCACTACTTTCATTATTTCTTTTCTCACATTCTTAAAGTCATCAAGATTCATTCTTCAACATACACATATGTCATAGACACAGCATTTGGTCCTACAATAAGAGGCTCAATCTTTTTTACGAGATATGTAACATCGTTTATATTCACTAATTTATTCACTATAAAATCTTCTAACCTAATTCCAATACCATCTATATAATAATTTACAAAATGTCCATTCACATGTAGATGTATGTAACCCTTCATTTCCAAGTTTCTAACGATTTATTCATTTTCTTATTACTTTTATAACCCATAATTGCTTTATGGATTAAACCGTTCAGATCTTCTAACTTCTGTAAATAAGTCAAACGCGTCATTTCGTTTGAACGCTTATTGTTCAATTCATTTATCCACTCCTGGATCTGATGCGGTACTATCATTTTTGGCGTTCCTTTTTTTTACTTCTCTACGTTTATTATTCTCAAAATCTACAATAAATCGTGAAATATATTCTTGTGACCAATCAGTATGTTCATGTTTAATTTCTACAGGAGAATCACCGAAGCCTTTCTCATAGGTCTGCCAATCCATATCTTCCATCAATTTATATTTTGTATATAGTTGCGTTTTTTCTTTCTGTATTCTTCTTAAAAATGCATAATATATAATTTGCGTGAAATAAGCAAATGGATTTTTAGATTTTTCTGGATTAAAATTATCTATGTACATTAAAGAATTTTCAATACCGTCGCCTATCATTTCATCCTTAAAGGGATAATTCATGAAGTTGGGTTTTCGTGCCAAATTTACAGCTATTTCTTTAATACAATGTCCTATATAATTTGTAACTCGCGGCCTTGATTTCTCTTCAGCCTTAGCAATGATAACAGAATTTCTAAATTCTACCATTGCTGCAAAAAAGTCTTTGTTATTCACATAATGATTTTTTGCCATCTAATGTACCTTTTTTAAATATTCCCTATACATTTCTTTATATGCTTCTAATTCATCCTCATTCATATCGGATGGATCCGGATCGAATGAGGATGAATCGTTGTTAGACATTGTAATGGCCGTAGAGCTAGTAGATTCATTTATCCAACCGTCGTACATATCTTTTGCTTGTTGATTTGCGTCACCATAAATCAAAATATGTTTTGTTAGTACATAAAATGTTTGATCATGTTTTTCACTCAAAAACATACCCCATCTTACAGCAGAGTATTCATAAAATCCATGTGACTTTGAAATGCGTATAACAAAGGGTTCTATAATTTCTAATTCATCTACATCATCAAATATTTGACTGTTATCAACAGTCGCGATTAAATCTTCACCGGTGACCATCTTCAAATACATTACTTTATCCATACTATGAGTCCTATTTTAACATATTTTCAATGGTCTGTCAACCATTAAATTTCAATATTATAAATTTTAAATCGAAATTCTTCATCTTTATAAATGCGTACTCTTTCTACAAAGTGTTTCAATGTAAAATTCATTTTTGATTTGTATTTACAATCGTCAGCTATATCATAAAGAACTGCTTGATCCTTTCCTTCACTGACACGAAGCACTCGACCAATCGACTGCAAATTACGTATACGAGACTTAGAAGGACTACCAAAGATAATATTATGGAGATTAGGAGCATTAATACCGGTACTAAAAACACCATAACTAGCAATGATAATAATGTCGTTTTTTTCCGAAACTCGTTTACGCACATATTCTCTTTCCTCTGTATTCACTCCTCCATGTATAAAATATATTTCTCTATCTGGAGCTGAAGTTTTAATTAAATCATTCAGTATTTTTCCGTGTTTTTCTACGTATTGAAAAAGGAGTAAACTGTTCCCGTTAAGACTAAGAACAAGATTAGTGATAAAACTGTTTCTCCTATCATGTGAGACCAAGTAATCCATTTCATCTTGATAATTTCTATTGATAACATCTTTCGCTTCCTCTTCTTTATGTTTTAAAACTAAACATTTAATATTAAAAGGTGCTAATCTTTTCTCATCAATGAGTTTTTTAGTTTTAGTGTACATTTTCTTTTCGCCAAACAAACCCTGCAAAACAAGTTCATTTGTTAATGTACCGTCAAGGGTACCAGTAAATCCAAAACGATATTTACAGGTAAGTAACTTTGTCATAATTGAGGTAAGAGATTTGGATTTAAACAGGTGACACTCATCGCCAATCACAACATCATATTGTAAAAAGTATTTCTTCGGTTGTTTGTAAATAGATTGCCATGTACTAATAACAATAGGTTTGTCTGAACCCTTCTCACTACCTGCTGTTACTGTATGTATATATTTATCATTCAGTCCATAGGCAACAAAGTCTTTTCTTAATTGTGATACTAAACTTGTTGTTGGTACAATAATAAGTGTTTTCTTTGCATAGTATCTGACCAACAAATAGATTATAAAAGATTTACCACTACCAGTTGGAGACAACACCAGTGCGCGATTGTTTTGTACCGCATGAACAAAACTGTTGTACTGATAGTCTCTTGGTTCAAAAGGTAATGATAAATCTTTTACAAACTCTTCGGCCTTATTCAGTGTAAAGTCTTCTTGTTTTGATAAACTTTCATCTACAATGCATTCGTAACCGCGGGCCTTTGCAAACTCTAATACTTCTGGTAACAAACCAACATAGAGCTCACCAGTCATAGCATTTAACAATCGTATCTTACCATCCCACACGCGGTTTCTCACGCTGGGCATAAATTTAGCACCAGGAACTTCAAATGTGAGCTTATCACTTAATTCCATACGAATACCTGATTCAGCATCTACCCGCATGTTCACTTCATTTAATTTTGTAATTCTTAGAATGTCAGTCATTGTGATTTCCATTTTTATAAATAGATATAAGATTCCCGACCACAACGCTGGCATATGGATAATTGCCAATTCAAAACGACTTGACCTTTTACAAATTTAACTCATATTGAATCGGATGAACAACAGGATCGTGGTGTCTATCTATTAATGGTTCTCCTAATAAAGAAATTAGAGCCTTTAATACGCTCATTGCATGAACTTCTTCTGTAGTATATCTATACTCTGGACTATATATGTACATATAGCGTTCCAAGTGGTCGTGATAGTATTTGCAAGTGTCTTTTGATATTGTTAGGTATTCACCGTTAAAATTATTCATTTTATCCATAAAGTATATATTTCAACCACCATTCATAAATCTCTGATAGTCTAAAGAATTTTTAATAACAAAACCTCGTGTATGTACTGATTTAATAATGTCTTCTAATAATTTAATTAGTTCTTCTTGATAACCAACCTTTAAATTCATTTCAATCATTTCTTTATCACCATCAACATATGTTTGTACTTGCTGATTTAATAATTTCTTACTAAAAGGTTCTCTACGAATCATATTCAAATCTTGTGGATTATTCAAATCACCAGAGTAATATTCTGTCAGAATTCTTTTAGCCTCTTTTCTTTTCTCATATAGCCTCGTTCTACGCAATCTAGCATTCGTATACATAGTTATATATTTGGCATGTAGAATAGGTATATTCGTACTAGCAGCTGATAAATTCGTTTCATCTACAACGCAATCATTAGACCACTCTTTAATTATCTCATCAATGTCCATTATATTATCCTATTATCGAAAACAACATAGCTATTATATCATAGAGTGAACCGTTTGTCAAGAGCCCACAAAGGTAAATGCGTTATATCTAAATGTAGCAGTTGCTTTTATGTAGTCTACATCAGATGACGTGGTTGTGAAATTTAAAGGAGAAAGTGAGATAGGAAATAAGTTTCTAAAAACAATTTCTATGTTTGCATTATGATTTGAAGTTAAAACAACAAGTGTACCATCTGAAACAATACCACCGGGTTCACCTATAACCTCTTGTTGTCTCAGATTTTGAAATTGTTGAGTTTTTTGAGGAGAACCTAAGCCAAATAACCATTCTTGTATTTCTTTATAATTTGATAAATCTTCATCAACGATGAATTCCACATTTAAAGGAGAATATTCTAACTTTGTGCCGGGACGATACAGTCTTAAATTGGGCGTTTCTTGATTTACATCTTCAATTGATATTTCTGGTAATGTAAATTCTTGGCAAAAGAATTCTAGGTTAGGAGCTCTTTGAAGAACAAATCTAAATCCTAGTGGTGAAAGAAAGTTTTTATTTGCGGTGAGTTCAGACATAATTATATCCACTTTTTTAACTATTTATAAACAAAAAAAAGGGGCACCGAAGTGCCCCTTAAAATGTCTCCTTAATGGAGATCTTTTTCTTACATCAGGTTCTTCACACCGAACAGACGGTAGTATTGATTTGATGCCGCTGTCAATGCACCTTCCAGGCGAGTTGCACCACCCGCGAATGGATTTGAGACCATGCCGTAGCGAGTCTTGAAACCAATCTTAGGTTGGAAAGTTTCTTCACCGATTGCACGAACCATTTGCAATGGAACGTATGGGCAGTAGAAGAGACCAGCGTCAAATGCATTTGAACCCTTATAACCAACGTTAACGTACTGAAGACCAGCAGATGATTGGAAATATGGATCAATGTAGACTTTGAAACGACCATTCAGAACACCAACAAATGTGTTACCTGTGTCATCTACAGACATGCTGTTTGTAAGAGCAGGAGTGTAATCAAGAACACCAGCCATCTGAAGAGCAGAAGCAACATCAGATGAACAGATGATCAAGTTACCTTTACCTCTACGAGTTGCTTTTGCAATCGCGTTAGCTTCACGTTCCAGTTGGAACATCAAACCTTTAAAGCGTTCAACAGACCAACGACCATTTGCGTCAACATCAAGGTCAAAAGTACCAGGTGAAGCAACATTATCTTGTGCACCATCTTTAGCAACAACATTAACTGTACGAACAACTTCACGGTTGATTTCAGCAAGAATTTCAGTTGACAAAATGTTTGACAACTCTTGTTCTGCATCAAGACCATGAACTGCTTTCAGATCTTGTGCCAGTTCCATTGTGTATTCAGCTTTCAGAGCACGCGATTGTGCAACAACAGAAACCTTCTCGATTGAGAATGCCATTTCTGAGAAACCGTTATCTGTTGCGCCGAGATTTTCAGCAAGAGCTGTTCCCATTGCTTGACGAAGTGAATATGTACCACCTTGTCCTCTTGCTGGATCTGATTGATTGCCAGCATCTGTGTCAGACAATGTTGAACCAAGTGATCCAGGTCCTCCAATATTGTTGTTGGCTGTTGCAGAGTAGTTGGTATCAGCTTCGTTGAAGAATGCTTCTGCACGTTTTTGTTCTTCGTTAGCAGCCGCAGTACCTGTACCAGCTGTATTTGCAGCGTACTGTGAACGCATTGCGAAGATAAGTCCAGTAGGACCAGTCATTGGTTGAACACCACAAATATCATATGCGATCATTTGAGGAGCAGCACGACGAATCAGTGAGATAAGAACTGGATCAAAAACATCTACCTGACCAGTAGTACCACCGGCACCATCAGCTGTACCCATTGCGTTAATTGGTGTTTCACCAAGCAGAGTAGGTGTGTTATAACCACCAGACATATTTTGGCGAGCATCTAACTCTTGGTTTTCCAAGAGTTGTGCAACAACTTCTCTTTTGTGAGTATCTTCTATTTTTGGCAGATCTGGATGTTCCAGAATCGGTTGCCACTTTTCTACTAAAGTATTAACTGACATTGTTAGTTCTCCTTGTTGAGGTTTTTTTGTCTTTATTCAATGTTATATTATTTATAAAATACTACTTTTTGACGTTTCTGGAAATTGCAGCCATATAAGATTGCATCTCGGGAGCAACATTAACAGATTCTTCATTAATTTCAACATAAGGTTCGAAATCTTCACGCAACACAACTGAAGCAGTTGGTGAGACAGATTCTGAACCAAAATAATGTTCTTTCAGAGTTTCAAGTTTTGCTTGAAAATCATCAGCATTATTTGCTTCAATTGATTCTGAAAATTCGCGCAGTTTTTCCGCATCAGTTCCGACCATATCTTCTGCAACATCGGCGAAAATCGCATTCTTTGCTGTATCAGCAATAAGATCATTCATTTCGAAGTTTTCTTCCATGACAACATCCAGACTTTCTTCTAAGTCAGCAACACGAGACATTAACTGCTCAACAACATCTTGCTTCTCTTCTGGCACTTCAATGTAATGCTCAACAAATAAATTCTTCATGGAACCCATAAAATCTTCTACAATATCATTCTTGATACCTTGTTCTACAGCAAGCTCGTTTTGTTCAATCCACTCGTTAGTAACATAATCGAGATATGAACTTACTTGCTCTTCAAGAGTACCAACAACTGACATTTTCTCTTCTTCTAATTCTTGAGCAGCAGCTGCAACAAATGACTCAACTTCTTCGTTGACCTTTGACGCGACAGCAGCTTCGAAGATAGTAGCTGCTTTACTCATACCTTCTTCAGTCAGCTCTTGACCGTTAAAGATAGAAGCAACTTCTTGTTCCGCGTTGAAGGAATATACTGGTTCTTTATCAGAAGCTTCGTAATCTTCGTCGTCCATTTCTGCGCCTTCGGCAAAAGCAGTATAGATTTCTTCTACTTCTTCGTGGGACATTCTTTGCATTTCAGCAATCATGGCATTCAACATACCAAACTTGCTTTCTTTTACAGGAAGATTCAATGAAGTAGTATCTTCTTTATCTTCTACACCCTTTAATTTAGCAGCCTTTGCAGAACCCCTCATAGCAACTTTAGACTTATTATTGCCTTTTGTTACTGGATCTGCAACTTCAGATGGATCACCCATTGATGCCTTTACTTCTGAAAGTTCATCAATGTTCTCATCTTCATGGTTTTCGTAATCGGACATGTTTTTCTCCTTGATTATTGAGAATAATTTACAATTTATTACTTATTTATAATATTTAAATTTTACAAATTATTGATGAAACGTTTGAACAGAAAAAGCTTTTGTTCTTCCAGTTCTTTCACACTCATCTTCTTTACTTCATTTTTAATCTGTTCTGAAATCCAAGTCTTTCGATCTGAATCATAATAGAACTCAACACCTTCCATAATACCCTCTACAAATGCATTTGGCGCAGATGGATCTGCGACAATATCTGCCGCTGTTGCAAGCATGAAATCGCCTTGTACTTCATTCAAACCATTTTTCTGTACAAGTGAACCCATACCCCTTGATGAAACGCCAAGCTTAGCGCCTTCGTTCATCAAATTCTTTACAATAGATCCCATCGGTGTTTCCATAATCTTCGCTTTACCAATGACTTGATTACCTTCTTGACGAAGAGATTTAATCATATGGCTAACACGTTCTAGATTAATGGTAGGACCATCTGGATGACCCAACTCACCATAGGCGCGATTTTTATTTACATATTGTTCGTTGTAACGATTCATTTCTTTTGATAAAGTAGTCATAGGATAAAGACGACCATTTCTGTTTTTAATATCGCCTTCCATGAATACACCTTCGATGTAATAATTTTTCTTACCGTCTTCTGTTGCTTCGGTAAGGTATTCTATGTCTTGATCATATACTTCTGTGATGAGTTTCATTTTATGATGCTCCCGATCTCTTGTGCATTTTGATTATAATTGAATTAGCACCAGCGCCAGCGGCGAACACAACATTTGCAGTTTCTTGTGCAGGAATTTCTAATTTTAATTGTTCGTCCGCAAAATCATATTGTCCCCAAGAACCAGTAGGTGTTGAAAATACCGTATCGTCACCTCTTTTTATTGTCCATTCACCAGTCCATGCTATGTGAGCAATAGTCATACTAACTACAGTTTCTCCTACAGAATTGGCGCCTTCGACTGCTCCTGATGTATTTAAAAGTAAACCACCCGTAACATCTGAACGAATAACTACAATGCCAGAACCTCGGCTGCCAGAACTTTGTCTTACTGTAATATCAGTAGCCATTTATATCACTCCTTATTCACGTTAGGCTTTATTGTTGTTGCTGCCTTGTATCTTGCAAGACCAACCATCTTTGCTCTTTTCTTTCTCTTTTCTGGATCAAGAGATTGTTTACGAATATCTGGTTGTGCCTTTGTAGCATAACTGTTCAATGTCTTTGGTGACAGTTCATCAAGTTGTTCAGATTCTTCTTTCATTCTCAAAACTTTAGTAGCACCATCGTCCACTTTAGGCATGGCTTTCTGACCTTCGGTTTTATCAATCTTACGATAAGATGATTTACCAATACCGCCCATATCAAACTTTTTCAAAGGCGATTGTTGTGTAGCATCACCAATATTGATATTTGAAGGTTGGCCTTTATGGTCGCCGACATGTTTTGTTGTGATTGGACCAAGTGATTCAAAATCTTTTTCGGTTGTTATATCAACTTTGTGCATATCTTTGAATGCTTGATCGGCCTTTGAACGAGTGTAATCGTCTTTCTCGTCTTTCTTTTTCTTCTGAGTTGAAACACCGTATTCGTCAGCATCAGCTTCAGATAGAATAGACATGAGTTTTAAATAGTTCATTTTTAGTCCTCTTCATCTACAATGTCTTTCTTTGCTCTTGCAGCTGCTTTATTTTCCGCAGATTTCAAAGCTTGATTCTTTTTACTTGATAATGCGGCTTTCTTAATATCAGAATAACGCTGTTGTTTTGCATCAGGAGAAAGCGATTCTTCGACGTTTTCTTCTTCCTCGAACATAGAAGCACCTACTTCAAATCTTTTTGTTTGAATCGCCTCTAATGAACGAGCAGCAAGTTCATCTTCAATCTTTGAACGAAACTCAAAGGCCTGTCCTCCGATAAGTGCTTCAAGTGCTTCTTTAGTTGACATTGTAATACTCCTATTTAAATATCTATTAATCTATTTATAAAAACTAAGATAACGCCAAGTCTTGTGTTTTTGTCGCAATCTTTTTAAGTTTATCACCAGCAGCTTGATTTTTACCAGTGTCAATGATATAACTCCAAACTTCTGTTGCTGTCAATGATGTATTTGCTGCAGCAACGGCGTCGGCTAGTTCAACGAGTCTTGTACCTGCCGCAGTACCAGAAAGCACTTCAGCCCAGACCGCATCAGCGATACCAGCAATATCGCCAGAACCAAGCGACAGTGAAGGTAGTATTGTTTCTACTAGTGTAGATGTGTTCAGGTTAATTGTAATTGTCCATGGATTTAAAGTATTCACAAAAATAGGTTCACCTTCACTAGTAAACACATTACCTGTAACTGTAAGAGAATGGTTACCTTCCCATGTACGCATACGCCAACCGTTTTCTAGGAAGTATGTGGTACCAAGAACACGATCACCAGGAAGTGGGTCACCACCAACCGCGCTCAATACTTGTTCCCATTTCAAATTAATTTGATTTGGATCTAATGTCCATTCTTTCCATGCAGAATAAACGTCAACACGGAAATCTAATTCAGTGACACCTTCGTTTACGATAATAATTTTATTAGGACCATCAAAGGTGACTTTTTGTTCACCAAGATATAATGGTGGAGCGTAGGCACCCCAAAACTGCCAATTTCCATAATTGAAAACTAATGATGGCATTACAAAGCTCTTTCTCGCCAAACGACAGTCGTTTTCAATATTGCATTATTTAATGGGCTTGCTAGAGCATCGCCATCTTCGTCTGGCGTAGTTGATGATACGTTTTTCGCCATAACTATCCAAGCTTGTCTTGGTGGAGGTGCACCATATAAAGATAAATCTGGATCTGATAAAGTTTCAACGGCGCTTAATCCGAGATTGGTTGTGGAATCTGTTGTCTGTGCTCCGAAGGCCATCAAGGATGTCCAATAATCTTTTAAGTCAGTATCTATCGTATTTAATGCGATAGAAGTAATTGTGCCAACAGTTGCGCCACCCGTGGTTGTATCGAAAGACCCCAAAACTAGTCCTACGTCGAGCGATGAAATCACCGCTGTAGTTGCGTCCGCAGTAGCGAGACTTCTACCAACAATATATAAATCATTACCTACTATTTTAATAACCGTAGCAGTTGCACCGATTGCGGCACCAGCGGTAGTAACTGTAAAAGTATCTCCGACCGCTGTTGTTCCTACTCCAGACACAGTTACTACCCGTACAGTTCTATCGTTGTCAAGATCTGCAAGTGAATTATATAACCAAGCTTCGGCATTGCCGATAATGCTCAGATAATACCAATTTGTAGTGTCGGTAGAATAATCGACTGAAGCATAGCCGCCGGGCGCTGAAGTTTTTAGAGCATTAGTTCCCGCAAAAGCAGTAAAAGCAAATCCTGCGTTATTTTGCGAAATAACTATAGGCTGTTTATCTTCAAAGAAATGAGTGTTAGTACCAAATATAGGATGTTCTTTTATAGTAACCTTTACTCGGCTCGCGCCGGTACTATATTTGTCGTCATCTGTTTTAAACTCAGCAAGTGGTTGTAAGTTTCTAGCAAACGCCTGATCTGATGTATTTCTTACTGTATTATATTGATAAGAATTATCACTGGAAGTAAACTCCAGCACTTGATCTCCAGTTACCGTAATTCTAGCAATTTCTGGTCCATGCGAAATATGATCTCCCGCGTGATCGAGTGCAACCGTAGAGGCACTAACAGAAGGTAAACCATACTCTCGGCCACGTATGCTACATCCAGAAAAAAGTCTTATTTGTACAGATCTAGGCGCGCCAGTGATAGCATCATAACAACCAAAGTAAAATTTTAGAGGCTGATAAACACTATGGTTTTCTTTACCCGGAGTTCCTGAATTTGTATAAAATTGTATTGGAGAAATTGAAAACTGATATTGTGTAGCGGTATCGCTAGAATAACTATTAGCCGCCACAGTTCCCGGCAATCCGCCATCGCTTTGATATGTTCTATGGAAAGGTTTATCTTGTGGTGCGCCAAAGACTTTAGTAACTGTAGATCGTGAATATTGTTGTGCGTAAACGAGAGGATCGTCAGTGCCTTCGTAATAGACAGCGCCGCCTAATGCAAACATTTCAGAAGCACTTCCCGGCGTACCAGCACCCGTTAGCGCTTGGGCGAAACATAAAGGTCTATGTTGATTTCTTAGTGCATTCGTATTTCCAGAACCGGCATGTCCCGCTCCGTTTTCCATACTCATGGTATGACATACAATGCGCCGACCTTTATAGAAAACTCCGTACCTAACTGTACCAGCACCGAGATTTTGAAAATCTATCCAATAAATATTTGACTTAGTTACATCTAGGTTCATGCCCGAAGGATTGGCCGCGCCTCCTGTTCCGTCTAGCGTATCCCTATTCCAAGTTGATTGAGCGGCGGTATGTTCATATTTTGCGGCAAATGTCGATCTATGAACAACATTCAATGTAGTGCCGTTTTGCTGAAAAAAGAATCCATCTGTTGCGTCAAACGGTCCCCAATTTCTAATTACATAATCTTTTCCGGTATCACCCAATCTAACACCAAATACATAATACATTCCGGTGCCATGAGTCATTGCGTGAAATAAGTTTGATGTGTGCGTGGAACGAGCAAAGGCCGCTGAGTCAGGATTATACAGTCTTACATAACCATTATCTTCATCGTATGTTACTGTTACTCCTGCGCCCTCGTTTGAATTTACAAATTGATCTTTTAATTTCGAATTCGTGAAATCATAATTAGCCAAAAGTCTAGGATTAGTTACCCGCAACTTACCAAAAACTGTTACTTCTGGATCGCCTTCTGCAAAGGTTGTTAATGCTGATCCATATCTATCAACATTCAATCCATACTCTGGATTGCCAAAACCTACGATTTGTTGAGCAGGAGTGTAAAGATCATATGCGTCTCCAAGAACTGTCGCAATAGGAGAACTATTATATTCTATGCTTTGATCATCAGCAGCTATACTTCCACTTTCTTTGGCTGCTTTTGAATAGTGTACAGATAACCTTCCTGTAGTGGTGGTGGCTTCATATACCCCATGCAAATGCACATTAAACGTATCACCGCCATTACCCGTGATAGTATAAAATTCACCCACTTGCCAAACGTGGGCGACGTCCTTACCGTCATAATTAACTTCGGCGGTGTGTATCATATACACACGATCACCAGTGCTTTCAGGTGGTATTCTTGTATATTTGCGTTCACCTGCCATTTACTTTACTCCGAATTCTGTTTTATAATATTTATTCATATATTTATAATCAACTATTATGTTGGATTACTGTAAACTCTGTCTAGACGTTGTGCAATTGGGACGTTTGTATCTGCTGATGGAATTGTGAAAGCCTTGAAATCATCCGCAATCCAATTGATATTAAAGACCCGAATGTCAACAGAATCCCCGCGGATGTCGCGCCAGTGATAACATCTCGGACACTAATAGGTGCGGTTAAATTATCATAGACTATTTCACTTCTAGCAACAGTCGCAACTCTCTTGCCTGTGCTTTGAGGTGGTACTTGTACGAATGTTGATGACATGTTTTTAACCCTTATACCCTAATTGTGTATTTATCAATGCATTATGCATTATATTTTACTCACATCAAAACCAGAAATAGCCATAGCTTCTGCAGCAAGAGCGGCTTCGCTAACACTCTCATACATTGTTGCATTATCTTTTTCTACATATTCAACTCTTTGAATCAAATTATTTTCATCTTCCTCAAATACATCTGAAATACGAACATAAAAATTCATCATTTTAATTGCATACATATCATATCATCCTCATGGGTTGTTAAATGTTCTATCCAATTGTTGATTGACTGGAATACTTACATCACCACTCGTCATATCAACAGCCTCGAATCTTAAATTCTCATAAAGTTCTGATATGACCTGTATATCGACATTTGATACTCTGATTTGATTAGAAAATAAACCAGTTGTTATATTTTCTTCACCAACAAGTTCTGTTACAGTCCCACCCTCATAAATTCTTACTTCAGTATTGTTCTGTAAATTAGTGATATTTAATGTGGGCGGTGTCTCGACTACAACGGTACCACCAGAGGTTGCAAATGTCTTACCAGAATCACAATTAGAATTAATGTTGACTAATGTTAATACACCGGGGCCTCTCCATTCGACGTGTTCAGTTATTCTACTGTCAAATGTTTTATCTGTTAATATCAACTCTAAATT